GTACGATCAAATCGTAGCTCGCTTTGCTGCGTGTTTTCACATCAATGCCTGGCAAGTCGCATGATCCGCGCTCGGCTTCAGTCGCTTGATACAAAATGCTTTTCATTCCCAAGTGGGAAGCCACGGCCATCTCCCCTGCTGCACCAAGCAAATGGATTTCCAGGGCTTTGCTGCCAAAGGAGGCGCCACCATTTCGTCCACGAAGGCCCCTTGCCTCGTTCACGGATTGCCGACGCATGCCTTCTTCCATTGCTGCTTGCCTTTCTTCTGCAGTGAAAATAAAGGAAATGGGAGATGGCATGGGGAAAGTAGTGTCAGGGCCACTATAGCCACTGTTAGCATATCAGTAGCCACACAAAAGAGCAATGTCAGAAGAAATCTTGGATTTAGGCCATGCAGACGAAGGCGGCCTGCGCTCAGACGGACTAATGAACGTCTTGACTGGCATGGGCAGCGGTCGGGACAAAAGCCAATACACCTATACCAAGGCCATCACTTTCCTGGCGCAGGAGGAGCTGGAATCGCTCTATGGGGAATGGCTGCCTCGTCGCATCATCGACATCTATGCCGAGCAGTCCACTCGCAAGGGCTTCAAGGTGTTGTTTGGCGGAGAAGGGCCAAAGGCTGAGGAAGTGGTGGGCGTTGAGCAAGTCATTGAAGATTTGTACATCCTTGAAAGCCTGATGCTGGCCTCCAAAAATTCCAGGCTGTATGGTGGCGCTGTCGTTTTGATGTACATCGACGATGGACGGAAAGCAGATCAGCCAGTGGACAAGAGGAACATCTACAAAATTGAAGGCTTGGAAGTATTGGACAGGTATCAAATCGCACCAGTCATCACTGAGGAAAACATCTACGACTATTCCAAGGCCACTCACTACCAAATTATTGCTGGCGACTTGATTGCCCAGCCCAATCTCACCCACATCCATAAGGATAGAATATTGCGCTTCGACGGTGACTGGCTCCCCTATCGCATTAGACAACGTAACTATGGATGGGGAATGAGCAATTTGCAAGTGATTTATGATAGCTTCCGTCATTATTGGACTGGCCTGAATTCTGCCGCCACGTTACTCACGGAATTTGACATCTTTGTGCATAAGATTCGCGGGCTTGCTGCAATGCTTGGTGCAGGCAAGGAAGGTCAAGTGAAGGATAGGCTTGTCGTTAATGACATGAGCAAGAGCATTTATCGTGGCTATGCAATTGACGCAGAGAAAGAAGAGCTTGAATTTATTAGCCGCAATTTCAATGGCATTGGAGAAGTGCTAGAGAAGCTCCGCATTGACATCATTGGTGCTTCCAAGATTCCCCACACTTTACTATTTGGCGAAAGCCCTGGCGGCCTTGGTTCCACTGGTCGCAGTGAAGAGCGTGACTTTGCCAAAACCCTTGCAGACTACCAAACTGCCACCTTCAAGCGCCCACTAAAACAGCTCATTGAATACATCCTGCTTAGCAAGACCGGCCCGACGAGTGGCAAGCTTCCAGAATCATGGCGCATCCATTTCAATGACTTGTACGAACTGAACGAACGCGAGAAGGCCGACGTGAGAGCGCGTGTGGCTGCCGTAGATGGCCGCTACATCCAACTTGGCGTTCTACACCCACAAGAGGTGGCAGATGCCCGTTACGGAGGCTCTGAGTGGTCAATGGAACTCACTCTCGACCCATCGCTTCCTCGTGAGCTTCCCATGCAGGGGCAGAGTGGAGGGCAGAGTAAGGGGCAGAGTGGTCTGGCCGTGCCTCCCGGTGGTCGTGATCCCTTGAATGAAGAGAATGGCACTCTTCCAATGGATGGAAGCAGGGAAGTGCAGGACAGCGCAGGACTATTTCTTCCTCGTGATCTAGAAGAAGTTCGTGGCGACATTGCATTCAAAGACAAGGACTTACATCAGCAGGCTATTGCGTCAGCAAAAAGCAAGTTCAAGGTGTGGCCTAGCGCCTATGCCAGTGCCTATATGGTCAAGCTATACAAAGAACTGTACAAACGTAAGCATGGTTCTTCTGGCGGAGCATTTAGCAATAAGGATGGCGAGGAAGTTCACGCTGATGATCTTGAGCAATGGTTCAAGGAAGAATGGGTGAGAATTGGCGCCAATGGAGAAATCCTTGGTGAATGCGGAGGGCGTGAAGAAAAAGAAGGCAAGCCCAAATGTCTGCCAAAGGCAAAAGCAGAAGCAATGAGCAAGGAAGAGCGTCAAGCAATTGTTGCCCGCAAGCGCAAGTCAGATCCCAATCCTGAGCGCAAGGGACCAGCAAAAATGGTTAGCAGCAAAGTGGATGCCATTGAGCCATTGAAAACTTCCGGCTTTCTATTGAGCGATGATGAGGAGGCTGCCTTTGTTTCGCCCGAAGATATTGATGCTGCATTGAATCAATGGAAAGAGCTGGCTCCAGAAAGGTTTAAGGATTTACTGGAGGCTGAAGATGTCCAGCCTTCTTGATGTTTCATCATTTGCTGAAACCATCCTTGCCAGTGAAAATCGTTTTGACGCTGAGTGGTCTTACGATCCAATTAGTGGGCGTTATCGCGGGGAGAATGGTCGCTTCCTGAGTCAAAAAGCCATTGAAGCATTGATAGACGGAAGGATAAACAAACTGAGCGCACAGCTCAAGGACTTGACCAAGCGTCTCATTGATGGTTCCATTACTGTAGATCAATGGCAAGGTAGTGTTCGTGAAGCCCTCAAACCAGCCCACATTCAAGCAACAATGGTTGGGGCTGGTGGTAAGGCTGCCATCTCTCAGGCAGAATATGGCCGCATCGGACAGAAACTGCGAAGCGAATATGCCTACCTGCAAAAGTTTGCTGCTGGCTTGTTGGCTAATAGTATTTCCCCTCCGATGGCCCTCGCTCGTATTGGACTTTATGCGGAGAGCGTAAGAGCCTCCTTCTGGGAGGGCACTGCCATTAGACAAGGACGACAAGGCTACTCTTTGATGCAGCGCATCCTGGACAGCCAAGCAGCGCACTGTCAGGATTGTTTGGGCTACTCGGCTCGTGGCATCGTCCCCATTGGTAGCCTTCCCCTGCCAGGACAGCGTTGTGCCTGTCGCGCAAGGTGTCGTTGTTCTGTGCGCTACCTCAGGCAACAGGCTCCCGTGGTTCCAGTTTGATTTTGCCACTATCATCGGAAAGATTCCGAGCTTCTTGTGGCGAAAATTCTTTACTGCGGCGACGTGGGCTGTCAAACGGGCTTTGGCCGAGTGGCTGAATACCTCATTCCAGCCTTGGCCGAACAGCATGAAGTGCATGCACTTGCCGTGAACTGGCACGGCGACCCCAGCCCCATGCAGCAGCAATGCCGCATGTATCCTGCCATGGCCCATGGCTCGGATCCGTTTGGCTCTCACCGCATTGCAGAATTGGTCCAAGTGATCAAGCCAGATTTGGTGTGGGTGACCAATGACTTTTGGATTGCCATCAATCTCTGGGAGCAAATCAAACCATTTAAGGAAAACATTGGCTTCAAGTTTTTCTGCTACACGCCAATCGACTCCTACGGCATCTACCCACAAATCATTCCTGCAGCAATGGAATGGGATGGTCTTGCCACTTATACGGAATTCGGGGCTAAAGAGTTAAAGATTGCTGGCTACACCAATCACATTGACGTGGTTGGACATGGCACAGACTTTACAAAGTTCTTCCCCATGGATAAACAGGAATGCCGGAAGGAATTAGGAGTGCCAGAAGATGTGTTTGTAGTGTTCAATGGCAACCGCAATCAACCGCGCAAACGCATTGACTTAACCATTAAGGGCTTCATTGAATTTGCCAAAGATAAGCCTGACGCTCGTCTATGGCTTCACATGGGCAAGAAAGACATGGGATGGGACTTGGTTCCGCTCTTCAAGCGAGTGGCGCGTGATGCTGGATATGATGCCACTGGCAAGCTTATTCTCACCAGTCCATCTTTCTCCATTGAAAATTGTCTTCCCGTTGAGCAGTTGAACAAAGTGTACAACGCAGTGGACGTTGGCGTGAACACTTGCATTGGCGAAGGGTGGGGCCTGGTCAATACTGAACATGCTGCAACTGGCGTGGCGCAAGTGGTGCCTAACCACACGAGCTTGAAGGAAATCTTTCATAACCAGCCCCGCATAGAGATTGAAAGCTGGGAAGTGGATTGCAACTATGGTCTTGACCGAGGACAGCCATCCCCAATAGATATGGCAGACATCCTCAATGATTATTACTACGACCGAGAATTACTTGCTAACAAGGGCGCACAGTGCTGGGAGCTGGTGCATCAAGAGCACATGACTTGGTCTTACATTGGCAAGCAAATGCTCGACATTGTTGAGCGCACCCTTGCAATGAAGAAAGATGACGAAGCTGAAGACATTCTTCCTACCGTGAGGATTGACTGATGCCTATTTCACAAATCTTTCTTTCTGATGCTGAAGATCAAAAACTTTCTCCTTTCTTGCGGCATGCTACTGGCACAGTACAAGCAGCTTTTCCCAAGGAAGAACACACCATCTACAACAAGGAAGCACTGCGGCAGTTCATAGCTGATAACTATGATCTCGATGTGCTGTGGGCGTATGATTCTTTGCGCCCCTATTCCTACAAGGCTGACCTTGGACGTTTCTGCTTGCTAAACAAGCTTGGTGGTTGGTATTTTGACATTGCCATTAGGGCTGTCAATCCAGTGGCATTGAGCGACCGCATTGAATTCCTAGCCTTCCGGGACATTCAACGCTTCAGCTACACTTCCTGGGCATGCGCCACCACTGTCCTCTATTCCAAACCCAGCAATCCTGCGCTGGTTACTGCCATTGAAATGATCGTGAAGAATTGTCACGAACAATACTACGGCATCACCCCATTGTGTCCCACTGGTCCTACGCTTCTTGGTGCAGCACTAGCGGCAAATGGCGGCAATGCTAACCACGTTTTTGGTGACTACTTGGAGCTTACTCCCACGCATGAACAGAAGAACCGAGCATTCATTCTTCCTGATGGCACGATCATGGCATGGAGCAAGCCCTCTGGCGGTGGTGACCTCACTGGAGTGGGAGCCAAAGGCGTGAACAACTACAACGAACTATGGCATGCAAGGAAGGTGTATGAAACCGTCTGACCTGCAAATGTATGCAGTGTGCATGCACGACATGCCACTGAAATTTGCTTCACAGACCAACATGCAAGTGGTCATTGCCAATGCTTGCAAGCTTACGCCTGATCAGCGCACCTTTCACGACATCCAAGGTCATCTTCTTGATGACGAAGGTCATAGCATTTCAATGCTCAATCCATGGTGGGGAGAACTTACGGCAGTGTATTGGCTGATGATCCATAGCAATGCCGAGTTGATTGGCAACTGCCAGTATCGAAGGTTTTGGAATGAAGAAGCAATTGCCAGTGCTGACGAGCGAGTGCTTTACACTTCCGAGCCCTGCGCTTTCAATTGCTCTCTTGCCACTCAATTTAGGGGAGGTCATTCCTTTCCTGGCATTGAAATGACGATGGCACTGGCAGAGGCTGGCAAGCTTCCGTTCTCAGCAGAAGAGATGGCTGCCGTATGGAACCAGAACGTCTTCCAGGGCGGCCCGATGCTCTTTGGTCCTAGACAGTCCTACGAGCGCGTGATGAACAGGCTCTTCGACTGCTTGTGGCCCATTTGGGAGGAGTTCAAGGAGCCCATCATGACACTACAAGGCTATGACCAGCGAGCCATGGCTTTCCTCAGTGAGCGCTTACTGTCTGGGCTAATGCTGTACAAAGAGAAATTCTTTGGTAGTATGCCCATGAGTCGTGCCCCGATGGGCTTTATTGGCTAATGGCAAAAACGCTTCTAGACCTTGGCACGCAGCCATTAGTCAACAATCTTTGTCGCACTGCGGAAGAGGCCATGGCAGCCGAGCGCTTCCCTCTGCGAGCAGTGGTCGAGGATGACCTAACCATCCACTTGGACTACGCAGTGGAACCAGCCAATCTCTACCAACACTACCTCTACCGTAGCGGCACGAGTCAGCCATACATTGATCATTGCGCTGCCCTCTTTCAGAGCTTCAAACACCTCAAGCACGATACGATCATTGACATCGGCGGAAATGATGGCACGCTCCTGAAAACTTTTCAGAAGGAATCAAGCGAGAAGCTTCGCCTTGTGAATGTAGACGCCAGTGAAAGCATCAGGGAGGAAAACGAAAAGGCTGGCATTGAATTCATCAATGCTTATTGGAGCGAGGAGGTGGACGTGCCAAAGGCTGACATCATCACTTCCACCAATGTATTTCAGCATACGAAAGACATCCATGCCTTTCTTCGCGGCATTCAAAAGCATCTAGACGGAGTGTGGATTCTTGAGTTTCCCTATGCGCTGGAAACCATTTGCACTGGTCAATTTGATCAATTTTACCACGAGCATTATTACTACTGGCTGCTTTCCCCATTGGAAAAGTTGTTTAAGCAATATGGCCTCAAAATTATTCATGCACTGCCACAGGATATTCATGGTGGGACCATGCGACTATGGATGACAAATAAGGAACCTAGCGCTCCCGCCATTGATCTTTCTCGTTACACCAAGTATGAGCAAGATGCAGTGGACGGAGCATTCTTTGAGGCGGCCATTGTGAGCATTGG